TTCCCCCTCTTTTTGGGAGGGGGAAAGTGTCAGGTTGTTACTTCACGAAATCCACAGCCTGCCCGTCTGATGCAATCACTCGCCACCCCTTGCGGGTTGCCTTGAGCTTACTGCTGTAACCCTTCTCGGTTGCCAGCCAAAGCTGGAAGTCTTCGGCGTGATACTTTGTGCGTTCGCCCAGGTTGCTGTAGGTGTGAACCAAACTGACGGCGTTCAGGTCGGTTGCGACGATTGCGACTGGGTTGATTGTGTTGAGCATTGTGATTCCCTTTGTGTGTGTTGTTTGTGACCTCGACTCCCGAAGTGTAGTTTCTGTATCGGAAATTACAAGGCTGAATCTGAATAATTTCTGAAAATAAAATTCCCCCGGTTTCCCGGGGGAAAGTGTTGTCTATTTGCTCAGTCGAATTGCCAGCCACCTTTGAGCACTTTTCAGCGTCTTGAAAGTCTTGCTCGCCGTGAATGTCATTGCAGTGAATGTCCCGTCACTGTTTGCAGTGATTCCAGAGCTTACCACCTCGTTATTGCCTAAGCTGATTGTTCGCATCGTCCTGCCCCCTTGTGTGTGTTGTGTGTGTCAGACTCGTGTCTGACAGGTGAATCATAATATCTGTATCGGAAATTGCAAGGCTGAATCTGAACAATTTTAGAAAATAAAATTCCCCCGGTTTCCCGGGGGAACAAAGACTGCGATGCCACGTAGCGTTATTGGCATTCGCATTCACAGGCTGGAGCAAGAACTCTCGCTATTTCGTATGCCCCCTCGTGTGTGCTGCATCCAGTTACAACCATGTACCGCGATGGGCCCTTTACTTTTTGCAATCGCACGCCAATTCCTTTTGAGCCAAGGCAAATCGTTTCAAAATGCGTGCGACAGCCAAAATCGTACCCCAAAATTCCGTTTGCGTGTTTTGTTTGACTGATCCGAATCGGCTTACTCATCGCTCGTCCCCTTGTGTGTTGTGTTTAGCCTCGTCAGCGTTGTGTGTCTGACAGGTGAATCATAATTTCATTATCGGAAATTGCAAGGCCGTTCTCGATAATTTTTGTAACAAAAATCCAGATTGATGAAAACCCAGTGTTTTCACTCACCGTATCCCTTTACCCGCCAAGCAATCAAATCGTCATACCGGCCTGCAATGCCCCTGAAATCCTCGATCGTCCAGCCTTCAGCGCGAAACCACTCTACGGCCCGCTCGTCTTGAAGGTCCTCGACGACATAAACACCGCCCGGACGCAGCGACCACCACAACGCCCGCACGCCCGCAGCCTGATCGGGTAGAGTGTGACTACCGTCGTCGATTATCAGATCCACGGGGGATTCCTGCCGCAGCCTGTCCCGCAACGGCCCGAAGTCTGGCGACGTCATCCGGACGCAATCCAGCCCCGCAGGCGGATTCCGGTCGGCCCCAATGATTCTGCCGCCGGGTGTGACCTCCTGCCAGGCTCGAAGACTCGCCCCGTTCAGCACGCCGATTTCGACCACCGTTTTCGGCTGTACGTCTCGCCACAGCTTGTCATAGAACGCCCCGTATGTGTGGACTGTAACCTTATCGCTCCCGTGCCGCCTCAGGGCTTCGCTGACTGGCCCTGATTGTTTCTGTAGCTTGTGCGTCGTGTAATCGCCGGAAGCCTGTCCAGATTCCGCAATAGCCCTGTCAATCGCCCTCAGATTGATCGGGATTCGCGTCGCATCAATCCCGCCCCGGCGAACTGTTCGATATCTTCGAAGGGTTGAACTCGCCGCGTCCCCGTGTCGTACCCAGATCCAGCCGACGTCATTTGAGACGATCCTAAACGGCCATTGCTTGTGATACATCCAGTGTCCCATGTCATGCGGGGACCGATTACCGTCGGTGACAATGCTGACAAACTGATTGCCCGGATGCGTCAGTAAATGGGCGGTACTGCGCCACCATGTGTATCCGGTCGGCCAGATCAATGCGACTTCGCCGGATGCAGGAGCCGCCCCGTAAACCCGCTCGCAAAAGTCAGCAGACAGCACGTCATCATCGTCAATTCGTGACACGACTTTCCGGCCCTCCGGCAGTGCGTAGTCTGCGCCGTAGAGTTGCCAAGTGTCGTGCCAGACCGGGACCACTTCGCAGCCTGTTGCCTGGTACATGCTTAGCCGCGTTTGTGCGTGCGGGTCTTTCGGTGACTGTGCCAAATGGATGATCGGCTTTCGCGTCTGATATCGCAATGCCGGGAAACTTGTGTGCTCTGTGATTGCAAGTCTTCGACGGCTCAAATCAGTGTCCGCGAAAACGCTCTGAATCACGATGCAATGCGGTATCATTGTCTGACCTTGTGTGTGCTGGGATGTCTTCGCTTCACCACTCGAGCGCCTGCCCGTGCGACTCGCTTAAATGCAGGCTGATAGCCCGCCTCGATTATCTCTGACTGCGTAGGCGCTGGCAACAGGCTTTCGAGAAACGCCCTCATCGCTGGCGTCCAGCCGGTTGCAAGGTGATTCAGAACACTGGCCTTGGCTGTCACGTGCTGCAATTGCTCGACTGTCATCGGCTCCATAATACGCGCGAAAAACGGGTGCACCGAATACGGCCGCCCTCGATAGGTGTTCCCGTAAACGACTTCCCACAGCATACAATTCTGGTGCAAATCGAAGTCCTCATAGACTTGCCGCAGCTTTGCTTTTTCCACGGTGTGTGGAAGGTGTGTCGCGTAGTCATGATTCGACCGTCCACGGTCGCGCAGTGCTCGCATGGTGTTCGATTTTCGGCGCTGCCAACTGTTCGACTGATCTTCACGCCACGGGTATGCTCTGGCCATCTCCAAATCGTCCCACGTGACCGGCTTCAATAGATAGATGTCGTCCATCATCCAGACAAAATCGCTGTCGATTTCGGCGTGCGTAGCCATCGTCCACATTTTAGCGAGCATGTCGCGAAACCCGTGATTGCTCGTCATTGGAATGCGTGCTTGCGGTATGACGTGGCCTGTGTACCACGGCGGACGATCGCCAACGATTGTGCATTTCACCGGCCCCTGAAAAAACGTCTCGACTGACCGCACAGAAAAACGGATCTCGTCACCGTTTGCGCCGCCATGCCAATAGGGCCAAACAAACTGAGTAGCAGATTCGCGCCGTTTGACCGTGCCGCATCCGCCACAGGATGCAGGGGAAGGGCGATAGGGCCGACTCGATACCTGTGCGGCCAGCCGCTCTGTTTGCGAAAAAAAATCTGGTTCCTTGCGAAGCAGGCACGTATCGCAGACAGATTCAGGAAACGCAAACGATGTCGACACAATCGGATTTTCGCAGAAGACTTCGCCCTGCGATTTTTCTTTTTTGTATCTACATTTCATCTCACGTGCCCCACGGCCTGATCGTTATTTGTTCTGGAAATGTCCCTCGGTGAAACTCGTACGAACGATTGTTCCCTGGACCAATTCCGTAAGACTCGAAACCAGGGCCATCCGGGTTTTGTCGCTCGTGATTACCAAATGCCGTTTTCCATGTTAGCGCAATCTCGTTCAGGCACGCAAACTTTTCAACCTGCACGCTTGATGCGTAGTCCACTGAAAGATAGTGAACCAGTGGCGGAATAAACACTGGACTGCATTCGCCAGACCCTCGAAACGTCAGCCGTAGCAAAATCTCATATGATGTTATTGACTGCGGGGGCGGTGTGGTTCTGGTTGTAAGCAACAGATCGCAAACGGGCCACGGGCCACAAGGTAAATAAATTCCGGGAGCGTTTGGCTTAAACTGTCCTGCGTAAACAGCACTGCAGTCTACCTCACCAGGCACGGGAGGAGCGACGTTACCGCTAGGCTCATCCGTTCCGTACGCGCAGTTGTATTCATTGATCTTCAGGATTGAAATTGTGCCGTTCCATTTGTTGTCCCACACGCGAAAAGGAGTCTGCAGCATTTCAACGCAACCCCAATCGCCGAAGATTGTTGGCTGCTGCTGCGTCATGTTTCCCAAATCGACTTTGTACGACGTTGCCCTGACGCCACCGATACACGCAAGGCACGGCGTGCCATACCCATCCGGGTAATCTGTAGAGTTTGGCCATTGCGATTGAGACGGGAACAGTAGCGACGAATTGACTGACGACGCAGGCCGACTACCCGCACTGCTGACGCTATCTTCAAGGCAATGACAACCGCAACCAAGCAGCATCTCATGGCCCCCCTATGCTTTCCGACGGCGTTGGCCCGCCACCGCCACCGCTGCCGATACTCATCGACGTTGATCCCGGCGCACAGTCCGCTGCGTACAGTTGCCACTCGCCGTCGATCCATTCGGCCTTTGCGTAGGTGTCGGAATCAATGCTGATATTTTCGAACCGATTGACAATCGTGATTTCGCGCGTCGTGATTTCCAGATCGCCGTTTAGCTTCTTTGCGAGGACTCTGGCCTTCGCTGTGCTGGGGTCGGTGAGGGTGTCGACTGCTGCCAACAGGTCTTCCATGAGGAATACTTGAACGCGCTGGATTCTGCCATCTTGAAGCGGCTTGAACTCCCGCCGTTTCGGCTGCTGTGTCGGCTGCCTCATGCTGTCCCCCGATCCACAATCAGAACCGTGAACGGCCCATCCTTGCCCATCTCAAAACGTCGCTCGACAATCTGCACATACCGCTGAACTGTTGATCCAACCGGCGCAGCGTTCAGGCTAATTTCTCGGCCTGCAATCTTCGTGATGATGTCGCCAATCTCGTAGTACACTGTCCAGCCTGGTAGGCGGAACTCGCAATCAATTTCAGCAAAATGATTTTGATCCCTGAGAGCGACTGCGAAGGCGTCAAGTGTGTACTGGTCATTCTGTTCATCGGCCACGCTGCCGACTGCGTTTAGCTTACTCTGATATGTTCCGGTTGTTTGTCGCCATCGTTTCACAAACTTCGTTGGCATGACAAACGTTTGCTCGTACACTCGCCCATTGACTGCGTTTGCCGTCTTATTTGCTGTCGTTGTTAGTCGACTGTCGCCAGCCACAGTGCCCGTGATACGAAGTCTCCAATTGTTGCCAGCATCGTAAAGCTCCTGAGGTATGTCCATGCCGTCAAAGTAAACACCAATCTGATCCGGACACAACTTGAAACTCCACGATTCCTCAGCGGGTTTCCATGTCGTTCCGGTATCCACTGAGTATTCCAGCCAGTGCGGATATCGTTGCGGTTGTGTGGTTCCACTTGCCAGCGTCAAAGGCTCTTCCAGCACTCGCCTGTGCGGCGTGTAATTAGCAAACACAGAAGACAGCGTTGGCATTGCTGGCGTTTGTCCGAATCGGCTCGTGGTTGTGCTGATGTCGCCTGCTTCGTTGGCAATAAATAGTCGCCACGTCGTCTGATGATCTTCGTAATCGTTGCCGTCTTTTCGCAGGTCAAAGGCCGTTAACGCATCTCCAGCCGCAGCCCATGCAGCGTAAAGCGGCAGCGTCACTTCGGCGCGTTCAAAATCCCCCAGAATCGTAACCTGATTAAATGCGTCCCCGATCGCACTGTCAACGGCAAACTGATTGACGTTTGACAGCTCCAGATTCAGCGTTGAATTTGGGGCCTGAAATTTTAGTTCCTTCTGTGTGCCAGACCCAATCTTAAACAGTTTGATTTGCGGCTTCGTTGCGTTTGTGTAATTCAAAAACCAATTGTAACCCAGAGGAACCAAAAGTAGGTCTAGCGCTTCATGCAATCGCGTGCCAATTGGAATCGTAACATTTTGTAATGTTGGAGCACCGGACAAAACTGCCGCGGCTGCTGTCCAGTCTGGATCAACGCAAAACGTTTCAACGTTTAGTAGCTCGCAAATTGCCTTGACTGCCTCAATCAGCGTCCACGATGATCGCGTTTGCCCGACTGATGTTTGTCCGGTTGCTGTGTCTGCACATTCGGGGTGGCACCATAGGTAACTGACTTCGCTGCCTCCGGCCACAGATCGTAATACACTACTGCGGTTTCCCCGGATTTTGCCGTCGACGATTGGATTAAAAACGACGTCATCGAATATCCTCGTTACCGTTGTTGTGCCCGGAACCAAAACCCAATAATACGCCAGAGCATCCCCGTAATGATACGGCCGCCACTGACTTTGCGCGGTCAGCGTTTCTTCATCGTTCTGAATCCGAAACGACTCCCGCACATAATCGCCTCGATGAATCTTCGTTTCAGTTCCGACTGTTGGGATTCGCACGTCAACCATGCGGGCAAAGTTTGCTGGCTGCGTGCGATTGATTAGGCTCGATGTCAGTTTCCAACTCAGCTCAGCGTAGTCCATTCGGGAGCCGCTCGCAGACTGCACAACGCGCGAACAATAGACGTTCGTGAACACACTCGGCGACGTGTCCGGAGGTGGGTCTCCAGATGAATTGCCAAGGTAAACACTCAGTTCCGGATAGATGAAGAACTTCGCTCCGGTTGTGTTCAGTGCGTCCGTGTAGGCCATTAGACTGCATCCGCTTTCGGTACGTTATCAGCCGCCCCGAATGGCTTTTGTTCGATTGCTGAAAACGCCTGCTGCCGATATTCGTCAAGACTGATTCCTGATGCCGGATCATACCCAGCATCGACGTCGATTATGTTTTGATTTGTCGCCACTTGAGAACTCCCTTGCATTGCCAGCCGAATACGCCAGATGCGTCGATCCACGGATCTTCGTCGGCTGTAAATCCATCAAACACAGAATTCGAAAACGTTTTTGAGTCTGTCCCGACTGCCCACGTCACGGTGCCGCTTTCGCCCATGTAAGCGTTTAGCGTTTCAATTGCCGCCTGTAACGAGGAGTGGGAATTGTAGCCAGTGAACTGCATCCACGCCACAAGTTCACGACCTCGCAATTTTCCCTGCAAATGAAATTCACCGGTCACGCCGAAGAATGATTGTACCGCGCGAGCAAAGTCCCACGATGCGGGCTTGATTGTGCCGTGCAGATTGCTGCCTGTTGTCATGCCTGTCATGCTGATCGTCATGGCACTGTCTCCGCAGGCAATGGGGCTTCTCGCGGTCTGGCTGCCGGTTGTTGCACTTGAACACGAACCGGCATAGGCGGTCGCTGCTGTTGCTGCTGTAGTATCGCCTGCTGCAATTCTATCAACACGCCTATTCTGTCAATGGCCTGCTGTAGTTTGTCTCGTTCGGCCATTGTTGGCGATGCCCCGACTGGCACGCCGAACGCTTTCGCCTGCGACTGTAGTTGCTTCAGGAAATCAACAGCAACAGGACCGACAGGTATTTTTTTCACTTCAGCCATGGACAGTGCAGCAGATGCTTCTGTTTGTCTGAAAACGTCAAGGCCTGTCAGATTAACGTCTTTGATTGTCTTATTGAACTCTTCAATTATCTGACCTTCAAATGCCGCCACAGGATCTTCAATTCGTGCGACTTGCCGCGCTGCCTCGCCGCGGTTTGCGGCTTGCATCAAAGGCGTCGAAGCCACAATTGTTCTGACGGCTTCGTCAAATGCCAATTGTCCGCCCGGAAGACCTGTCACAATGTTCCTCGCTCGTGCCTCTTCATCCCGGATATCTTTGTCCCCAAGAATGATTTTTCGGATGCCAACCAGAGACTCAGAACTCCTATCAATTGTATTCAGGAACTGTCTGCCGATTTCTGGATTAACCCGCACTGCAGCAATTCGTTCGTCGAGTGTGTCTAAAGCGTTGAATGAATCAATTTGCGGCTGTGTCAATTTGCTGACAGTGCCATCAGCCAGGGTCACTTGCCGCTCTGCCACGAACGCATCCATCTTGTTAAACAGTTGCCGCATCCCCGTTCCTGAAATGCTCATCAGCGGATCTTGCAACGCTTGCGACATAACGGACGCCAGTTCCAGGCTTCGCTCACCGCCCAATGCCTGAATCCTTTCGCCCCTTGTGTTTGCAGCCGCCAACGCGGGGGCGATGTTGCGAATAGACAGAGCCAAATCCGTGCCACGTGCAGCCTCTTGGAATTGCGACAACTGACCCAACGCCGCTTGATAGTCCTTCGTGCCTGTTGTCTTTGCCAACGTCAGCATCCCGTCAAGAATGGGGATTGCTTTCTGAACATTGCCCGCTGTCAGCTGTAGCGTCGCGGCTGAAAGCTTCATGGCTTCTTTGATGTTTTCGGCACCGCCGGAAATTGCCAGCCCAACAAGGTTCGCCATCGCTGAAGGCGTCGCTCCAATTTTAGGAGATTCCTCCAGAATCATCCGCCTCGCTTCCGGGACATTTTTCGCCCCGATGTTAACCGTCATGTCCGCTATGGCTTGCTCAAAGTCCCGCGTCGTGAGCGCAGCCTGAATCTTGATTTCTTCTGCCTTTTTCAATTCGCCAACAATAGCCTCAACAGCCTTTTGGAAAGTCATCATTCCCGCCACCAACTGCGTGACCTTGGCGATGCCTCCAGACAATGCCGTGCCGACACCTGACGCCGTTACGTTCAGATCGTCCTTCACGCCTTTCAGGCTTTGGCGCAGTTCATCGACTCGCTTTTTTTGTGCGGCAAATGCTGCCGTACCGACTTCCATTTTTTTCAACGCGGCTTCAGCTTCTCGCAGCTCCTGCTCCATCGCGTTAAAGGAACCGGCTGCCGCATCTGCTGCCTTCTGGCTGGTCTTTCCAATCTTCTCCAGTTGCTTTTCCTGATCTCCCAACTTCTTTTCCAAACGGTCAAGAATGCCCACCATTTTGTCAGCGGTCGCAATCCATTCAACCACAATTTGTTCGTCAGACATTGTTCTGCTTTCGTGTCAGTCCCAGTGTCGTCAGAAACACGTCAAGGATGTGTTCACGCCCAACCCACAGATCCAACGCAACAGCCACCTCAGGCAGCATCCTGTAATTGATTTGCAGCAGCTTCAGTAGCCAGCCAATTTGGGCAGACGGCTCAGCGTGAAACACCATTTGACGCAAACCAAATTCCTGAAGGTATTGGCCCCGCAAATTCTCCGCCTCATCGCACACCCAAGAAAACTTACGAATGACCTCCCACCGCATTGAACCATCATCGGAATACACTGCCCGGCTGTCGACTGTGTCGGGTGTTGGCAACTTCCACGACTGTTCACCAAATCGCGTAAGCGGTCCTGCCTGCGTGTAATGTCTTCGCAGTTCGTTTTCTTTTGGCGGAGAATCTTTCCAGATCCCAACCCAGTACCTCGGGCGTCCGTTTTCATCCTTGCAGATTGACGGCGTCCAGTCCTGTTTTCCCGCGTCGTAATTCATCCGCGGAGCTTCAGGCGATAGCCATCCAATCATCAGTCCGAATCCGTCTGCCGGCCCAGGATGTGCTGGAAGAATGTCGTGCCCGCCCAACACAGACGAAAGCCCGGTGATCTTTGCCACAGATTCCAAGTCTGCTGGTTTGCAGTTGGGGATGAAGACTAGAAAATGCATGATGATCCTATGGGATTGCGACGGCAGTTGATGTCGTGAGAGTTTTGCCGTGTAGTGTAATGGTTGCGGAGCCGTCGTCCATATTCGCGACTGTCACTGAGTTCGTGTCTGCCAATCCAGCCGCAAAAGTAAATCGGATGTTGTCGGTACTTGCTGAATACAATCCGGAATCCACTCGCCTTCGCAAATAGCAGTTGGCTGATGTCATCGCCGTAAAGTCGCCAATCGTATTTGCGACAGCGTCAAAATCGTTAACCGTGATTTCGATTGTTGGCACGATGTTCTTAATCATGGCCATGGTCGGCCATACGGCACCTGACCCGAGTGGAGGCTTTTCGATTTCCAACCCCGGCGTGATCCTGACGGACTGAACACCAACAATCAGCGTCGCGTTGATATAGACCGGGCCGAGGGCAAAATCGGCGTTGAATGATTGTGCCCCCAACGCCAATCCACTCGCGTCATCAGCTCCTTTTGTTACGCCGTCAGCGCTCAGCCAGTGCAGGTCAGCCTGACAAGTTGCGTCGTTGTCTCCGTCCTGCGTGCATTCAATGGACGTTGGCACTAAAAACCCGTTAGCTCCAGTGATCGACTTGTTTACTGATCCTGATGCGAACGTGCCACCATTCGCACGGACCTTTAGCGGAACTGTAATTGTGCCAGCAGATACCAACGCACCTGCCGAAATGAAAGCCCCTGTATTCAGCCCGAGAAGCGTTGCGAGGTCGGACGACGTTATCTGCGTGACTTCTGCAGCGCTCTTGCCAGATACCTGTGCAATCACAGCACCGCCCGAAGTCATTCCTTTACGGAGCGTCATGCCGGTCTGATGATTCGTGTTTGTCACTTGTCGGATCGTTGCGGCCCCAAAAATCACATCAGCCAGTGCGACAATAGCCATTTCACTTCACCCTTCTTTTTCTGACTCGCTTGTATTCCAAAGACAACGCACCTTTACGGTATTCTTTCGCCTGGCGTTTTCGCTCTTGCCTGATTTCATTCTTTGACAGCTTCGCAATTTCCCGCTTCTGCCAACCTGCCAATCGTCTTTGTTTTCTGCTGTATTTTCGCTTTTCTTCGGGCGTCATGTTCGCCCACTTCTTCTCATCCAGTTTAATCAATCGGGACCGCAGCACCAACTTCGAACCATATTGCGTCGCCGTGATTTTGTGTCTCAGGTTTTTCTTTAGGCTTCCCGTTCTGACGTTCGGCCATGTGTGCCCAAATTTTCGTTTCTTGTACTTGTCGTATTCAGCCCCGCGGCGTCTCGCTCCGTACTCTGAATATGCTTCATCTGTGAAGTGTTTTGGCAGACGTTCGGCAACCTGTCGCTCCATGATTCGTCGATTGATTTCTCTCATCAATCTTGCATGTGCTCGTGCGGTTAATTGGAACCGCTGAATCTGCAGTTCAATACTCAACATCACAACATCTCAATTACGATGCCCAGTACCATTGCCCATTCTAGTTTGCCGTGATTGTCGTTCGGATCAATTGGCCCCGGCTCAAGTGGCATGTTCAGACTTCGCATCATCAATCCGCCAGACCCATTCACATTCGCATTGATATCCGCAAGAATCGCTGACAGCTTTTCCCACACCCACACATATTGGGCTTCGTATGAGTCTGCCTTGTCTTCTGGGATCGCCAATTCTATCCGACATTCAACTGTCAATTTGCCTCGCGACGTGTCGCCCGTGAAGTCAGTCTGTAACGGATCAATCCGCAACAAAATCATTGGACACAGTGATTCTGTGCCATCGTCTTCAACGCCGCCCCGATAGATTCGTTTTGCAGCATCAACAGAAGATGAAACGCCGCAGATCGACTGCCATGACGAACACGCCGCCAGCATCGTGCGAACATTGTTCACTGCGCCCATCAGGTCCAGTCGTGCCATCAAAATGACCCCGTTCTAACTGGCTTTGCTCCCTGGCTTTCCGGAATCACCTGGACAATTATCACGGATCGCATCCCGTCTTCATCTGCTCCGATTGATTCGACTTGCACAACGTCAGCCCCGACCCTGAATTGATCTTTGATCGTCACCGGGACAGAGGACGGAAGCAGCATGTCACCACGTCGCTTCGTCGCCCTGCCCCGAGACTCATCAACTGCCGTTGGGTACCATGTCACAATGACCGTCGCCAGCACCTGTTTTGCCGTGTCTCCGTTGACGTATCGACGCACCTGAATGGCAAAGTCGCTCATCGAGAAAAACACGTCGTTCACATCGCTGGCAATCATGTCATGAAGTGACATTATCAGGCTCCGTAGGCGTACCGGTAAGATGCCTCAATTGCGGCAATCGTAATCGACGGAACGCCCGTGCCTGATGCCTTCTGGATCTGAATGATCGGCTGAACATTCTGATCGGCGGTTGCGCTTGCCATGGTGAATGTGGTGGCCGCCGCCACTCGCTCGCCCTCGATGTAGAATCGAACGTCAGACAGGCCCTGACTGAAGTCAATTAGGAACGTCTTATAAACGCTGCCCAATGTCTGCCCTGTTGCCTTGTCGTCGTTGTCGTTGACCGTGTCGTCAGTCTCAACAACTACCGCGGAGGTGGACGCACTTCCTTCGACGCGAAACCATGCCAGATGCCCGACGCTGTCCAGTGTATCGTTGCGGGCAGAACCCACGCCAAACGCCAGAGTAGTGACAGAATCAATGCCGGAAACCTTGGCAATGAATTTGACGTACTGCAACTGACGCAGGTCCCATGGAAGCACGTCGTTGAAAAACAGACAAACGTTTTCTGCTTCGCTGGTTGCCGCCAGTGTCAACTGTGCAGCGCCACCGTTTTCGGTCACGCAAAGATAGGTCGGAGTACCGGACGAAGACGTGTCAGCAACAGTCCATCCGTTCATTCCTGGCGTTGTCGTAAACGACTGTGCCCGGTCAAACATTTCGCAGAATTCTGCAGTTCCTCGACTAATCATTTCATCACCCTTTCGCAGCCCCGCTATTGGCGGACCATGCTATTCACAACTGCCAAAACCGGGGGCAGAACACCTGCCCCCGGATCTTTCTTAAAATCAGGCGTTGGTATGCTGCTGCACACCACGATGATTCATCGCCTTCGCTGCAACGCTCTGCAGCACAAAGTACCGCATTGCCAGCGTTCCGAAATCCAGTTCGCTTCGCACAACCGGCGTTTCCTGCCCCTGCAGGAACGTCACCTCAATGGTGTCAATTCGCGTGGGTGCCGCGAATAGATACCATCCTGTCGTGCTGGCTGCGTCCAGCAACGGCTCGATAACTGGTGTCAGCGTTCGTGCTGGATTGTAGACCATGTTGTTTACGGAACTCGATGGATCATAGGCCGAATTCACCAACTGATTGGCGATAACTTCCAACGCGGAAGGAACCACCAAATAGGACGGGGTCAGGTTCAGAATGTCTGGACCTTCATCGCCCTCTGGAGTGTTCTCGCCTCGCATTTGTCGCATCAGGTTCGTGAGCGCCCCAACCGATGTCACAGACGGGTTGTTGCTTCCGCCAGTGCTTCGATTCTGCCGTTTGCGTACACCGCTTGCAGCAGAGAACAACGCCACGCCATCGCTCATCAGTGGGTTGCTTGTGACCTGTGCCCACGCCACAGCGTTAACGGTTCTTGCAGCCGCATCACCAAGACTCTGCGGAATGCGAGTCAGAGCGCTCATGTCGTCATTGACCAGCAGTTTGTAACTGAAATCAATTCCAAGCGAACGAGCTTCGACAGCATAGGTTTCCTTGGCGTCTGCCATGCTTGCTATGTTCGGCTCGTCCTGGTCATTCCATACCGGCAGATTCGGAATTCCGCCCAACCGCATGCGGTTAATCTGCTTAAAGTCTGGAACTGAATCGCCTTGTCGCATCGGCCCCCGCCAAGTCTGCGGAGCTTCCTGATAGCCGACCATCATGCTCTTATTGATCGCGTCCAAAGTCAGGTTGGCAAAGCTACCAGTGCCATGGTAGGCGCTGTCTGATCGTGCTGCGCGGATGCCAGCCTTTTCAGGCCCAAACATTGCGGCAATAGCAATCTGTTCGCGAGTCAGTCCGAGAGTCTGAATGCCCTGCGCCCGCACAAATTCGGTCGCCATGTCCATCAGGGTTGCGTGGCGGAACTGTTCGGGTGCTTTTCGCTCAGATTCTGATAGATGCCGTTCCATCAACTTTCGGTCGCCGTTGGTGGCAGATCGCACAGCTTTTTCGACCATCACCGCCCGCAGGTCGGTCGTCAGCCGTTCAGCACCAGTTGTGCCAAAACGCACAGAAGCCCCATAGGGAATAGTCGATGCCAATTCGGCTTTCTTCTTCGTCAAGTGCTCGCGAACAGCCGCCACGTCTGTCAGATTGCGACAAGCGTCGAATTCGTTCGGAAGTTCCGCCAGATCGCACAGACTCCGGATCTCGCGGTCAGCAGCGTCACGGCGTGCAGCCTGATCGGCAACAGCCTTGCGGGTTGCAGCCTCAATCATGGTGGCAAGTGACTCAGCAGTGATACCGGAATCAGTCCTTGCCGGTTCTGCGGTCGTGGCTCCTGCTGGCTTGTCTGCCAGCTTACTGCTGTTGTCAATTAGCCATCGCTGTGCCTGTTCGTCGGTGTAGCTTGCGGGCATGCCCTTCGCCACAAGCAACGCTCTCAATTCGTCATTCATCTCAAACACCCTTTCATCGAGGAACCGAACCGCTGCCGGATCGAATCCCCGCAGCTTTGCTTGCGCGTCTGCACCAATGGGAGTCAACGAGACTTCCCGCACACGCCACTTAGTCACCACATTCACGGGACCGGAAAACTCCCGGCCCCCTATTGTCTTCTTTTGTCCTTCCGGAACGTACTGGCGTTTCAGCACGTCATAGCCCACAGACACATCGGTAATATGCCCATCACGCACGCCTGCGAAAGCCTCTTCCGCGTGCATTGCTCGGCTAAACACCAGTGTGGCGCTCAAGTTGTCATTGTTGACCGTGATGCCCCGAACGCTGCCCAACTGATCCTTGACAGAATACCGATTGTGTGAATCCAAAAACGGAACCTGACGTGATTTCGGAAACTCTGCACCCTTCGACAGCAACACCTCCGGAACCATTTCCATCCGGCCCCAGTCGGCCATCAGTACCGGCGTTTCTGTGCTGATGATTGCTTCAACGCTTCTTGCCGCTTCGTCAAAACTTGCGGCCCTGACTTCCAGTGACCGGAACCCCGGATCGGTTGCCATTGTTGCCAGTGATCGCTTACGCATTGACAGTCGCTCCTGCTGCTTCTTGTACGGCCTGCTGTGCCTTCAATTGGTCGCTGCTATCGACTCCCATAATGTTATTGACGACCTCTTGCGGAATGCCCTTCTGCTGTGCAACGGCGTAGATTTCAGCCACGTCGTTCAGCACGTCTCGCCAGTTCGTGTTAACCTTGCCGCATTCCATCTGTGGCGAACTCAGTCCCGTCTTAATTCTTGCAGCCGCCGCTTCTGCGTCGTCTCTCGGATTGATCGAAAGAGCCACTGGCCCTTGCCAGTTGGCCACCGAAAACCGCCCAGGATTCGCCGAGAATTCCTCTGCCGAAATAATGCCGTCAAAGAACCCAGACATTACCCCAGCACGAATGACACTCTCATAAATCGGCTGACAGAACGAAGACGAAAACCACTGCTGAATGTCATGCAATTCTGGCCATGCGTCGTTATCCGCTGACCGCTCGCTACTAAATGAACTGTTGCGATAGTCGCCTGTGATCGTACTAGACTTCACGCCCGGAAATGCTCCCGCTGTCATTCGCTGGAGATGCTGCACAAACCCTTCCGGATTCATGTTAGGCTGACTCGGTGAATGCAGCTCAAACTTGCCATCTTTGCCGACATTCAGCAGCATAGCAGGCTGAAGTTTTGTCACCGTGTTTCCGTCACTATCTGTCAGGTCGGTTCCGTCTGCGGATGTCTGCACTGGTGACAGTCCAGCATTCAGCCCAACTCGACTTGCCCCAGTTGGCTTCGCGTATGTGCCGACAATACACGCCGCCATTGCGGTTGCTTTGAGCACGTTGTAGTTCAGATCGCCCGTGTCGCGGATGTTTGTTATCGCACTCGCAAACCACGGCGTTCCTCTCAGCTGGTCGATATCTTCTTCGACGTACAGATGCCCGATCTCGGCAATTAGAAAACGCTTAACATTGCCGACTTGATTTGCTGCCGCATATGCAGGCTGAACCCTGATCCAATAGGCGACTCGTTCGCCGTCCGGATTGATTTCAACGCCGCGGAATATCGTATTTCCGTCAGGTACCTGCTGAGATACCAGTTCGTTTTCATCAGCAAATCGGCATGTGTCAATCAACTGCAATGCCATTGCAATTGGCAGGTCATGTTGTCGCTGTTTCGTGGCGTCAATTGCTCGCAATCGGTAAGCGCAATCACCCGAAAGAATCGTGCTTTTCAACGCCAGCTTTTGCAGGTCTGCAAAAGTCGAGCCGCCTTTTCCCGGCAGTCCTCGCGCGTCAAAGCCGCTCTGAATTCTCGCCCACAGCTCTTGTGCTTTTTGTCGGAACTCCACCGCAGGCGAACCGTCTTCGTTCATCGCCAGCGATTCGGGATTCATGCCTCGTTTGCCCACGACTTTCGCCGTGATACTTCGCACAATCTTTCTGGCAGACGGGTTGTTTCGGTACAACTGCCACGAGTCAGCCCGAAGCGAGTCAATCGTTGCCCCGCTGACCTCGTTTTCCTTGCTAACAATTCGCCGCTGAGAATTCAGACGATTGATCTTTGCAGCCTGATAAGGTCCGGTTGCCGCCCCTGTCAATTGTGCAATCTGCTGCAACGTCGCACGCGCGGCCATGCGTCGCGTTCCGGTCTCAGGCGCAAAGTATGCAATGACTTTGTCGAGAACGTTCATACGGCTGGCTCCCCCATGCTGAGAAGGGTTGCCATGCCGCCACCAGATCCACCGTTGCTGATTTCATCCATCAGTGATTTGCGGAATTCCTGCAACTGCGTCAGCTGCGCCATCGTCTTTCGGCGGCCCGCGATTGTGTAATCCTGTGCCGTTAAACAGGCTAGGATTGCCGCGTTTGTTGCAAGTAGTAAATCATTCGGGCTTGTCATGTTTGCAATTGTGCGACAACTCGCATCAATTGCATTACCAACAATACCAATCAGCGTTGGCCGTCAAGAAACACCTGCTTATGCTCAACAACAACAGACGACAGGACAACACGCACGCTCCACGTATGACCGCAGGGAAAGCCATTAGGCTTGTTCGATTTGCAGCACCGATAGTACCGCGTCTGTCCCTGCGTCGAATATGCTACGCCATATCCTCCGCGGCCTTCGTGACAGACTGGACACTTGCGATAGTCCTCAATTTGCCGACTCGGTTCCGATGGTTGCGATGTCGTTTTGTTTTCGGGCCGCTTGCCGCTTCCGTGTGATTTATTCATGCCAATTCCTGCCGTCCGGCCGTCCCTCGCCTGCATTGATTACACTCCGCTTCGTTTTGATTTCTGACCTGGCAGGGAACCCGCCATTTTCATCAGCATAACAAACAGCCAACGCTAAGCCATACCGCACCGCATCACGAAAGTCATTCCCTGCATTTTCGTCTTTTTTCACCCACAACAGTTTTGCGTTTCCGCGGCTGTCTATTCTGTCGTCGATTGTCGCATTACAAAGCTGCTCAAGGAACTCGCCATCGCGTTCGGCACCTGCACACAGTGACAGACTTTCTGCCTCGCCAGGCGCGCGGTCCTCAAGTCTCGCCTGCAGGTCTGTTTCCCAGTAGTCTGTTGCCACCGTGAACAGCAACTGGCCCTTGTGATCGCCATCCATCACCGCACTCAACTTGTACGGCTTGCCCTGCAGGTCCGTGTTAGCTCCCTTGCAAGGGACCATGCCCTGATGTGAGTTGCAAAAGTCGTAGGTGGCCTTCGTGTTCCATCCTGAGTCAGCAGACACAGCCCGCGGCATGATATGATTACCGCCGTCAGCATGAACATACCCCTTGATTACGATGTCGTTCCAGATTTCTTCCAGCGTCAGACTTAGCCCGTAGTCAACGACGTGCGAACGCCAATCAGTACCATGGGCCAGCACCACCCACAGCCGAAAACCACCGTCTGCCGCCTGCTGGTCGATTGTAACAGTCAGCAAACGCCCCCAATCCGGGCAAACACCCCGCGGAATCGACGTTTTTAGCCGTTCCCCGACCCTTTCGGGCGTCGATTTTGACCGCCGCGGCTCCCATGTTTCGCCTTTGTCTTCGTTAATCCATTGCCGCAATTTTGCCGGATTTTTGCACTTTCCGACGAAATCGGCCGCAATTTGCCCCCAACCGTGAAAAAGAGCGTAAAAAACGCTGATTTGGCACCCATATTCCAGCCCCCATCGCGTCGGCTCGCCCGTCATCCATGACAGATCATCGGGGGCAAAATCCCTCGCTGTCATGGCCTTATCATGATTCGGCTCGCATCCTGCCGGAATCCAGACCCCATTCATCATCATTTGCGGTCTGTGCATGTCCGAAATGTGGCCTTCACAGTGCCTGCAAACATAATACGCCGTCCGCCTGGCCAGCTCCTTATCCGATTGGCCGCTCGGCAACTTTTCGAAGAATATCCCGCCCGGCCGCTGGCCATCGCCAAACTCAATCGTCTGAAACTTGTGACACGACGGACACGGAACCCAATACCGATGATGAGTAGACTGCAGCAGCCCTGTTTCAACGCTGCTTTTGCCTCTCACGCTCGGCGTCGACTCCAGCACAAATTTTCGGTCAGGGTATTCCGCCCCGCGCTTGCGGAATCGCTCCAGCGGATCGCCTTCCGTTGACGTCATTTCCTGCACCCACTTGTCGATTTCGTTGCCGTGTCCGGTCCTGATCGACTTGTCAGCCAGTCTGCTTTTGCCCCGTGGCCAGGCACCGTGACACACAGACCGCCGCAACTGGATTCTGGTCTTCGATTGTCTTTGCAGGATCGGTGCCTGATCGCGTAGCCGTGGGCAGTTCTCAATCATCTTCCAGAGCCGCCCGAATACGCTCTTACAGTTCGTCTCGTCAGGCGTCGCGAACATAGTCTCCTCAGGTCGCTGGTCCATGCCGCGCATTAGCATTGCCAATCCGAAGTTAGTCTTGAACATTCTCGCCGCCCATTGCAGCCAGATCGTTCTGAATTGTTGGCTGTCGTATGCCCAGCATGGCCCTTGTGGAGCCGTAACCCATGGAACCATTGATTCATCAAACGCCCGGCCCGTGATGTCGTAGAATGACGTGCGTAACCAATCCGCCGCGGATTCCTGTATCCGCGGTCGCATCATTTCCCGACAGACTTCGACCACCAGCCGGCTCAAATTAGGTCTCCCAGTGAATCGACGAACTCTTTTTGGATGATTCTGATTTCCTGTTCGACTCTGTCTTTTGTTGTCGCCTTCAGATCCGCAGGAACCAGCGTTGTAACCCGATCGGCAACGCCCGTCAGTCGTGCGGCCAGACGACTCCACAGCAAAGCCATATCCCTTTCGACCTCTTCCCGTTCAATTAGCAGTCCTCGCTTCTGGGCGTTTTCCATCGCCCGCTTCTCGTTGACCAACTTGATTGATTCCAGATCCGCTTGACGCTTTGCGTCCAGCACCGAACTGCCTGCCAGCTTGTTCAGTCGCCACTGAACAATCTCCCGAAGTGGATATTTGCCATCCGCCCCCGGCATGGGAGGCGATTCAATTCGCCATTGCTTCACGGTCTGGACTGCCAGCCCAAAGAACTCAGCCACTTCTGCCAGCGTCCGGCATACCCACTTATCCCGCGTTCGTTCGGCTCGCTCTTGTTCTGCCAGCAACTCTTCAACGGCCTGCAGATCTTCCGGAGACTCAGCCGAGGCGAGCAATTCGGTCAGATAATTCGCGTCGCTTCTGGTCAATTGCTGGCTCCGAATTTGTGCCGCCTGTCATGTGTAAATGCTGATGCGCAACCAGTACCGGCGTCGGGTTATTCTGCTCGTTCATCGCCAACAATACCCGCAGCGCAGCCACCTTTTCCCTGTTGCTGCCCTTGACCAGAATCGTCTGTGC